TTAAGTGGGAATTTTTCTGCATCTGATAGGCTTGTGTCTAATTGAAACTGTAACATGTAGTTAGATCGACCCATAGAGGCTTCACGCTCTAGTAAATCCTCGTCTGTAAACCGATCATCTGTAGGAGTCCATTCTTCTGCTCCATTATCTATATCTGCCTGTAACTCAGGTGCTAAAAGTCCTTCGTACTGGGTAATGTTCTTTCCTCTTGGGTACCTTGCCGGCCAAACCAAGGGACGATACGAACGCTCTGCCAACTTACGATAAATAGTAAAAGTAGTCTGAGGAGTCCCGAGATACATAATACGGCTATCACTTTTGGGGGTAAGGATACTCTCCGCTTCCGTGCAGAGTTGTAATAGTTTTTCACGCATAAACTCCGTCATACTGTTACCCGGAACCTCTACGTCGTCTAAAATCATTAAATCTGCTCTAGATCCTGTAAGTTGTCCGGTTATACCCACTGATTTAACAGAGGGTGCTTGGTGTGGAGAGCAGTTTACATCAAAACTGATACGACTCCATCTAGAATCGTCAGATTTAGGCTGTAAAAAGCTCAACCACGGTGTTTCTATAATTAATTTCTGTAAAAAGATAGACATGTTATCTGCACGTTCTTTAGACGCAGAGATAATCATGATCTTTCTTTCGGGGTCATTAAAGAGTGTCCATAACACAAAAGCACCAGTAATCCAAGATTTACCAACACCTCGAAAAGCTTGAATCTGGAGTCTCTTGGGTCCGGTTTGTAAGTAGTCTGCGATTGCATACTGAGCCCTCGTAGGCGGTGGAAGATGTAATTCATGCCATAACGCCTGTAAAAATAATTTAAAGTCTTGCTGTAATAAAACTAGGGAATTTTCCATTAAATATCACCTATTTCTAGTAGGTCGTCAAAGTTTTCTGCTACCCATCGTAGATCGAGTAGTTTATCATTTAAGAATATATCTCCACCAACTTGACCGGCCTTAGATGCTCTAATAGCTGCTTCAAAGTCGTCTTGAATTGTACCTCTTTTACCTCTTAATCTGTATGTTTCTTTGTTTCCTATTTGTCTATTAACAAGATTTCTAATGTCCTTTCTACGTTTACCTACAACGTTTAAAGCTTGTCCTTTAGCTAAAGCAAAGTAATCATCAACATTAATTTGACTAAGTGGTCCTATAGCTGTTTGTAACTCTCTTCCCGGTTTTTTCTGTGCTAACCAATAGTAAAATAGTTCTTCCCAGTTTTTAGGTATACCGGCTGCGGCTAACAGTTTTTCATCTAGTATGTCTGTAGCTCCACGCTGCTGATTAAGTATCCAAGCTTCTTGGAATGTTAATCCACTACCTCCTTTAGATCTAGGTGCGATGTGACTTAAATCTGTATCAAATACTTTTTTACCCGGATTACGTGCTTGTATATTGCCTAACTTTTCTAACATTATACTAACTTGACGATTTAACGCCTGTTCTTCTTTTTGTAACTTAAATACACCTTTATACCAGTTATTAAACTCATCTACAGTACCTTTAGAAAATTTTGTTGGTGCAACGACTGTCTTAAATTTACCTTTTGTACCGACTGGAACTTTAACAGTAGGTAAACCTCCGGGATTAGCTTGAGTCAACTTAGTTCCTGTTTGGGTCACTTTAAGTAAATTACCTTGTTGACCACCTTCAAACTTTTTAAGTTTTGTTATCAGTGCTTTTGGAACCATAAATGGGTTTACATTTTTTGCATACCATGTATTATAAGGTAAAACTTGTGTTTTGCCAGCTCTTGTAAATACAGTGTGGTATGTATCACCACCGAATTTATCTACTATTTTAACATATCTACCACCTCGAGGTGCACCTTCTTGCACTGCTGTTAGTAAGTCAGGTACTTCTTCAAACATATCATCTTCAGCTCCGTATAAAGCTAAATCTCTAGCTTTCGTAACTGGATAAGTTCTAGCTTTTTTACCTTTTGCACTACCAGATGTACCACCAAACTTAGCAGCACCTATAAGATCACCTTGCATCACACGTACTGGGCCCGGTGTTATAGCATCTGTTAGATCACCTAAAAATTTTTGACCATCTTTAGTTATTTCTTTTATTTCTTGTCCTAATTTTTTTGTACCACCTTTTGTAAAGGCAGGGGCTAGGTCAAACATGCCACCAAAGGCTCCACCGGCTGTAACTCCAGTAGTAAACTCACCTACTGTAGGAGCTCGTTTTTCATCTATTATAGGTCTAACAGTGCTATCTATTGCACCGGCTGTTGATCCTCTTGCTACACTTCTAACAAACTTACCACCTCTTGAAAGATTTTTAGCTTCTCTAATAAGCTTACCACCTTTTTTAATAGTTCTAGCTTGTTGTAAGAAAGGTATCTGACTAGCGGCAGCCGCAGCAAGTATTTCACCTTTACTAATAGGACCACCTCTTATCACCTGCTGTAGATAGTTTAATCCGGCAGATCCAACTTGCTGAGATCCGGGTACAAAACTAAAAGCGTCTAGAAAAAAGTTACCACCTATCTCGACTCCTAATCCAGTCAGGGTTCGGAAGGCACTACCCTCGTCCAAAAAAGTTTTTTCTTCTCCTTTTTCTTCAAGGCCGGGTATTTCTAGCTGTTTTCCTTGCTGTTGACGTTTTCGTAGTTCTCTGTTTCTATATTTAATTTCTTCATAGTCTTTTTGAACACGCTCGTCATATTTACGTCGTTCTTCAACATCGGTTAGTTCTTCTTTTTTGCTCATCTAATATGTGATAGAATTGTTTGTTCTCGTTCAGTTATGCCGAATGTCGACCTCATCCAGTCAAGCCAATTTTTACTACCTTTTTCCTGATTGCATCGTCGACAAGATGGTACGACATTCGCCGTTTCATCTCTACCCCCTCTACATTTAGGGCGTACATGGTCAATAGTGAGTTGTTGTAATTCATAAGTTCCTCCACAATAAACGCATTGACAATTAAAGTGCTCTTTGATAGCTCTTCTCCAGAGCCTTTTAGATTCTGAACTCGTCATGGTTATTAAATTGTGTAAATAGTGATCAGGGTTAGGTAGTAATGGGGTCATGCTTTCTTTTTAGTTCTGCTTTTTCGATTAATAGATGGCTTTTGTTTTCTGCCTTTGGTTTTACTACCCTTATAATGGGCGGCATCCATTCCGTCACGGTTGCCATATGTTCCAAGTTTTCTATTAAGTTTGTTTGCATTGACTCTAATTGCTAGACCTTTTGGTGTTTTGTTGTATTTCTTTTGCTGAGTAAGACGTTTCTTACGAGCTTTCGGATTCTTCTTATAGTATTCAGAAGTTTTTGCCATATACTTTCCTCTTTACAAGAGATGGATCAACAGTAGGTAGAAGTTTGTTTAGCTTATCTAAAGGACTACCTTCGTAGGCAACACCTGTTATGTCATTGGTTTTTAACCAGTCACATGCTGCTTTCAAATCTTGTGTAGTCGCTTCTCCGCTTCTTATTCTACGTAGAAAGTCCTCTGTAACAAGATAGTGTAGCTCGTTAAAACTCTCTTCGGTTGCTTTTCTAGGTAGTTTCTTTAGTTCGTTCATTCGATGCCTAGTCCTTTTTTAACTATTTGTAGTGCTCTGTCATCAAGTTCGTTATCTGTAGACTCTACTAGCTTTTCTAATAGTTCAACTACGAACTTTTTAAACTTGTCGCTTTTTAATCCTGTTAGCACAAGTGGTTTAATAAGTGCAAACATTATTTAGTCTCCTCTTTCTTAGCTTTAGTTGTTTTCTTTTTAGCAGCCGCTGCTTTTGCTTTAGCTTCTCTTTCTGCTCTTTGTAGTGATAATGTGCTCATTTAAAATAATCCAAATTTCTTTTTAGGTTTAGGTGGCTTGACTTTGACAATAGGTACAATATCCTGACACAGCTTTGCATTAGTTGTGTTAGGTCTATACATAAAACCTTTCTTCATTAAGTCTGCACACTTATGTGCCCGTGTAATTTCATACTCGAGCTTCATTTTCTCTTCATATCTCTTTGCCATTTCTTTACACTGCTTATATCCTGACTTATCTAGGGGAACCATAAAGTTAATCTGGAACCCCCAGTTTTCTGCAATAGTATAGCTACTAGGTTGCATAAACTCGTCAAATGGTTTGCTGTGATTACCCATATAAAAAGGGCTAAACGTCATAGTAGATCCATTACATTGTATGTTTGGTCCATATATCTGACGTGATGACGCACCATTGTTCTGAAACTGTACAGCTTGGTTAGTTACGTTACCAGTAGCAGCAGCTACAGGATTGCTGACATTAGTGTCTTCAGCAAATACAGGTGTACCTATTGTGCAAAGATAGAGTAAGAGT